GACGGGGGGCACCGATCACCCTCACGCTCGACCGTACCGCGCCGACCATGAAGAACGTCCGCGGCTCAACCCTGTTCGCCTGATTCCCAACGAAAGGATCCTCCCATGTTGACCATCGCTACCGCACTCACCCGCCTCCCCGCCATCGACCGCATCCCCGCCGCCATCGCGATCTGCCGCGCCGACCCGACCGCGATCGGCGCCGCCTACCCGTCGCTCGAACTGCGCGTCGCAAGCGCGCGCCTCGGGCATGTCGACCCCGAACGCGAGCACGAATGGGAAGCGGCGGCATGCGAACTCGAACTCGCCTACCAACGGTGGCTCGCCGCGATGGGCGACGCTACCCTACCGCCGACCATGCAAGCGACGCTCGCGAACCTCGCGACCGTCCTCGCGGAGGGCACCCGATGACCGAAGTCGCACTCAACGTCCTCCACCAAGTGCGCCCGTGCGGCGACTGCTCTATGTGCTGCAAGTTGATGGAGATCGACCGCGGCGACGGCACGACCAAGCCGCACGGCCAATGGTGCGAACACGCGCGACTCTCCAAGCGCGACGGCGTCGCGGAGAACCACTGTGCCGCATACGCGACACGATGGAAGCCGTGCCGCGACTTCGTGTGTGCATGGGCGGGCGGATTGATGCCGCTCGACGCGACGCCGCGCAAGACGCGATGCGTCGTGCGGACGCACGTGATCGAAGGGCAGCAGACCGTGGTCATCAACGAAGACGCGCCGCGCGCGGCCGATCATCCCGAGATCAAGGCGGTGATCGGATTCGCGCTCAAGCGCGGATACCCCTGTGTCGTGATCGCGCCCGATGGGCGACGCCGCCTCGTGCGAAAGGCGAAGCCGTGAACCTGCCCGACGACATGCCGCCGGAAATCCGGCAACTCATCGAGATCCTCGTGAACGGGGAATCGGCCGAAGTCCTCGAAGTGACGGAGGACCTCATGTCCGAACTGCTCCGCGGGGTGAATGACGACCTCTCGCAGCGAGTCTCGCGCGTGTTCGGGAATCGCATCCGGTTCGACCGCACCGTGAGCGACACCGAATCCGTCACCTCCGTGACGATGAAAGGGTTCGCGATGCCGTTCGTCGCGACGGACGAAACGCTGAATGCCTTCCTCATCGGCATGACATCAGCACTACGACTGATGAAGGAAACGGAGGCGTAAGTTGCCAAAGCGTTCCGCATCGCTTACCCTTCCCGCGATGGAAGTCATTACCACGGCGGAAGTCGCGAAGATCCTGCGCGTGAGCGCGCAACGTGTTCGGCAGCTCGCCGAGGCACGGGGCATCGCTCCCGCGATGGTCGTCGGGACTGCGAAGGTGTGGCACCGTCGCGACCTCTCGCGATTCGAGCGCCGACCTCCTGGTCGACCTCGAGCGTGACTGTACAACCGTGGCGGCGTCGTTATACTTCGCGCCGTGCGGACCGGAATCACCAACACTACGCCCCTCGCCTGCGGGTCCGCACAACCCGGCGAGGGGCGTGGTTCTTCTCGGAGATGACTGCGATGACGATCACGGAACGACAACTCGCCGCGCGCGACTTGGGCCTTGGCTCAAGTGAAATCGCGGCCATCCTCGGGCGCGACCCGTGGCGAACGGCATGGGACGTATGGGCGATCAAGACGGGTCGAGCCGATCCTTCGCCGGTGAACGACGCCATGCGAATCGGCACGGCATTCGAGCGCGTGCTGCTCGACCTCGCCGGAGAGGAACTCGGCCGCAAGGTCGTCGCGCCGACGAGCACCTTCGTCCGCGGAGTGATGCGCGCGAACATCGACGGCATGCTTGATCGATTCGCGAAGGGTGGCGAAATCGTCGAAGCCAAGACGACGAGCGTCACCGACGGATGGGGTCCGGCCGGATCCGACGAGGTGCCGGAGCGAGTCGCGCTGCAAGTGCAGTTCCAAATGCTCTGCGCCGAAAGCCCCGTCGCGCACGTGGCGAAGCTCTCTGCGGCATTCGGATTCTCCTTCGCGCTCTACCGCATCGAACGCGACGAAGATATCTGCGCCGAGATCGAAGCCCGATGCGAGGAATGGTGGGCGAAGCACGTTGTCGAGGGCGCCGAGCCCGACGCCGCGCCGTCGCCCGACGTACTCGCTCGCGTTCGACGGGAAGCCAAGAAGGTCGACATCGACGCGACGCTCATCGCTCGCGAACGGATCGCTCGCGACGCGCTCGCGAAGGCGGAAGCCGATTACGAAGTCGCGAAGTCTGCCGTCCTCCACGCGATGGGCGACGCCGACACCGCGACCGACGGGACCTGGACTGTCCGATTCCACAACGTGAGCCGCTCCGCGCTCGACACCGCGGCGATCGTCGCGAAGTGGCCCGAAGCCGCGGACATGAAGAAAGCAACGACCTACCGTCGCTTCGACGTGCGAAAGGCGGGAGGCAAGTGATGACGACCCCGAACCTAAGCGCCGCCCTCGTGAAGGCACAATCGCTCGTCCACCCGATCGGCAAGGACGCATGGAACGCGCACCACAAGTACAAGTATGCGAGCGCCGAGACGATGCTTGCGGGCGCGCGCGAGGCGCTCAACGCCGCCGGGCTCGCGCTCTCGCGCGTCGCGTGGCGCATCGTTGACGGCGAGATCCCGATGCTCGTGTCGTCCTTCCGGCTCGACCATGAAAGCGGCGAGACGCGCGACTTCGTCGATCTGCCGTGGCCGATCCTCGAAGGCAACGGCCGACCATTCGACAAGGCGATGGCCGGAGCACTCACGACGCAGCAAGCGTACTTCGTGCGCGACCTCCTGCAGATGCCGAAGGAGGACGAGAACGAGATCGACCGACGCAACGATCGCGAGACGGTCGACGTGGAAGTGATCGGCGTCGCGGGAGCGGGCGCGATCCGGCGCAAGCTCAAGGCGGCGTCGCTCGCACTCGCCGACATGGTCGCCGACATGAAGGCGAAGAACCTCGACCCGCCGTCGGACCTCGCCAACTGGCCCCGCGCATGGGCGAAGGGTGCCGAAGCATGGATCGAACGCAAGACCTCCGAAGCGAGCGCGCCCCCTACGACGGAACCGTGATCGCTTCGCGGCGCGGGGGGCGAGCAGTACGCTCCCCGCGCCGCCTACAACCTATTGCCCGGTGCTGCGCGCGGACGAAGACCTGCGGGTCGCGCAGCCGGAAAGGTGCCGCCGTGGTAGGGCATCAGAGGATGCGTCGCGTGGAAGTCGTTTCCACGCGGCTCGTGGCGAGGATTGACCCTACCTCGCTCCGGCGACAACGTAGTCGCCGCGCTCAGCACGTGCAGCGCGCCGAACCTCCGGCGGAAATGGACATACGTGCAGCGCGACGCCGAAGCCCGAAAGGAGCGGCACGTGCCTCCGCGAGAAGTTGGCGGGGTCGCTCAGCACTCAGCCCTCACGGAGGGCACGGAGAACACAATGCCACGCAACCCCCGAAACCCCCGACTCGTTCAGATCGACCTCCTGCGCACGGACGGAGGAACGCAAGCGCGAGCGCAGATGACCGAAGATGCCGTCGCCGAATACGCGGAAGCGTTCGAGGCGGGTCACGCATTCCCGCCCATCGCCGTAGTCGATGACGGCACGACCTTGTGGCTCGCCGACGGGTTCCACCGCGTCGAAGCATCGCGCCGCCTCGGACAAGAGCGCATCCTCGCCACCGTCACGACCGGGACCATGGTCGACGCGGTGCTCATCGCGGCCGGAAGCAACGCATCGCACGGTGTCCGACGAACCAACGCCGACAAGAAGCGCGCCGTCGCGATGGTGTTGGGCTTGCCCGGATACCAAGACAAGAGCGATCGTGAGATCGCGCGCCTGTGTGCCGTGACGCATCCCTTCGTTGCCTCATGCCGTCGCCCCGCCGAAGTCGAAGTCGATGAGACCGACGAGGACAACGTCGAGGGCGACAACGCCGAGACCGCCGACGAGGCACCCGCGATGAGTGCCGCGCAAGACGCGCTCGGCGAACTGCGAAACGCCCTGCGCGCCGCCAAGCGCATGGCGCTCGAGCTCGCCGATGGGCCGCACGGCGTGTTCCTCAACCGTGACGCGATCGGGAGCGACCTCGCGAACGCGATCGCCGCCGTCGAGGGCGCGACCCCGGCGCGCGAGTGCCCGGTCTGTCACGGGAGCGGATGCCGCACGTGCCGAAACGTCGGATGGATCAGCCGCCTCGTGAACGATCACGCGCTGCCGAGCGACGTGGAGGGCGTCCGATGACCGCCAAGAAGCAAGACGCTCTATGGACCGACGCGAAGCGATGGCTCCTGTCGAAAGGCTTCTGCATCGGCACGACGAAGACCGGATGGGCAGCCGTCAACCGCAGCGGCATCGTCGTGACCGTGAGCCCGTCGCGCACGAAGATCGAATGGGACGACGGCGCGGGATGCCTCACGGTATCCCGCGCCGACGAAATCGCGATGCCATGGTTGCAGCGCGTGATGATGGAAGCCGAAACGACCCGAGAGACGGTAGCGCGCGCGCTCGCGAAGAACGGAGGGGCATCGTGATCGACATCGTGGACAGACTGCGAAGCGTGCGAGCGGCCAAGCCGTTCGAGATACTCGAACACACTGCGCAAGAAGCGGCCGACACCATCGAACTCCTCCGCGCCGAGTTGCAAAACGCTTACGACCTCACCAAAACACTTACGGCCGAGCGCGACGAGGCGAGGCGGATGATCTGCCGTTTGCATTTCACTAGTGCTGAATTGCAGCACGACTTCGCCAAAGCCAAGGGTTGGGATTGCTTCAAACAGGAGGACGGCAAGTGAGCGACGAAGAACGCGAATACCTGAACGAAATGA